AGGGAGAGCAATCTGCTATCAAGTCACGCGCCCACTGCGCTTAGTGGATCTAAAAAGCGGAATTCGCTGCTACGGAGGGGAGGGGGCTTGAAGCAAATCATAGAAATCGTTGGGTTGTTCGCTGATATTTTCACGATCGGTGCATCCGCAATCGCAATATATCTTTTTATATTTAAGCGCGATGCGATCGCATCGGTATTTTCTTTGTTGTTAAATTACTCATATCAGTTGTCTTTGACAGAATTAAAGGAAAAGCTTGATCGTATTAATGAATACTCGGCAACCGATGAGGAAGAGAATCTCGTGATAATGAATATATTGCATGAGTTTCTAGGCCAGGTTAGAGGGAATGATAAACTCAAGGTGATCATGGCCGAGCAAGTAATATTGATTGAGGGTGTTATTACCAAAAGCGATAAAGGTAAAAAAATTACAGAGCCAATGAAAAGAGCTTTGGTTAGCGAAATTAGAGAAAAGATCAGACATCTTAATATTCAAGTTATCGATGAGATTGTTGGAGGGCGAACATGAGCAAAATTGTAATCGCAGTCAATGTCATGATCACGGAGAAAGACAAAATCTCTGGCGTCGTCGATGGTGGAGGTGATGGCGAGCTTTTCTTTCTATATGATGGAAAGCATAAATGGTCGATGATGAATGGAGGTGAGGGATATGTCCTTTTCTATTATCCCGGAAGGTCTGATATAAATAATTTGGCTTCGATACCACCCGAGGAGTGGCCCGACGACATCGATATGGTTGTATACCGAGTAAGAGATATTGGAACCAAGGAAGCTAAAGAGAGCTTCGCTGATTTATATGCGGTCCTTAAAGCTAAGAAGTGGAATATGGATAGTGTCCTTGACGAAATTATCGCAACTGGGCCTTTTTGATCTTGATGGGATCATTCAGGTATGAATGATCCCACCACTTTTCCACAAATATGAGTTTCTTCAGTAATGTCAATTATTGGGTATTGAGGATTTATAGGCCTCAAAAATTGCCGCCCAGCATCTTCTACTAGTATTTTAAAAGTGGCCTCGTTAGTTCGGGGAACCCGAGCTATAACTCTATCCCCGGTTTTAGCCTCCGCTTCTGGATCTACAAATATAATGCATCCAGTTGGATAGCTACGACCTGGTCCAGGATTCGTCATAGAATCGCCGAGCACTTTAAGCGCATAACCGCTCTTACTTATTGGAACTGGGCAGGATAGCCATGACTCACCGTCATGCTGCTCAAAATTTGACTCACACCATGCGCCGGCCTGTACCCACGAAATCAGCGGGACCTTTTCAAAAGGTCGCGTAACCTCTCGAATATTGCTGTCGATTCGCGTACTCAACTGGTGGACATTACTGTTACCCGTATGATCTTTGGGTAGTACACCGTATTCCAGCCACTCCCTTCGCACCTTCAGCCACGAGCACAAAACAGCCATGCTGTCGGCCTCAGGTATAGCGTCGCCATTCAACCACTTGCTGATAGCCTGGGGGCTCTTGCTAACCCCAAGACTTTTCAGATGTTTATGAATATCCACTCCACGCCCTCGGGTGCGTACACCGGCATCGTCGAGTGCTTCGTGAAGGCGCGCCGTGAAAGCTGCCCGTAACTCATTCTTATCAACCATGAGTTGATACTCTCATAGGGCTTGCGCAATAGTCAGTTGATGTTAATATCAACCGCGAGTTGATAAATGGAGGTTGCCATGTTGGACCCCGCCGATTTTCCGAACGCCATCGCGTTTGCATTTGAAGCAGTAGGCGGCATCGGTGCCGCCGCCAAGGTGTGTGAAAGGAGCTATCAGGCGCTCAATAAATGGCGCTTGGCTGCCAGTCTTCCCCGCACCGATTACACCGGTGAAACCCAATACGCCGCACTTTTGGCGAACGCTGCAAAGCAAAAGGGCAACGCGTTTGACGCTGCCTGGCTGCTTAACGCATCGGCCCCGCAAAAAGCTGCAGCGTAGACAGAAAAAAGGCGACCCAAGGGCCGCCCAGTTCCTCCCGGCACACACCACCACAGTGCTGTCGGGTCGCGATAAAGAGTTGCGGGCACACCACATGCAAACCACCTCTCTTTACCGCGCTACCAAGACACGGATGTCTTGGGTTGCTGCCTTTTCCACCACAGATTGGGCAGCTGTTGCGCCAGAGGTGAACAACGGATTGTTCGCCTCGGCACGGTGCCGGTTCGATCCCTAGATCTAGCCGGCGTTTTGGGCCCTTTCAAGCCACGCGGCAAATGTACCACCACTGCATGTCGCGGGGCACTGGCAACCTTGTAGGAATAATGCCATGAGCCGAATAGCTTTAAGCTGTGTTGATCGAGCGCAAAGGGAAGTCCTGACGCTCGAATTAGCCCTGTACCACGCCGCACGGGACTATCCCGGCGGTGCCGCTGCAATCGCCGCCACCACCGGCCGCAACGCCACCACGCTGCAACACAAGCTGTCTCCCACCCATCCGTCTCACACCGTGAACATCCAGGAGTTCGGCGAGATCCTCGAACTGACCAAGGACCGCCGCATTCTTGATGCGGTGCATGCCCTGGTCGGCGATACCACATGGCAGGAGCTGGCTGAAACCTATACCAGTGACATGCCCGAGACCCTCACCACGGGTATCGCCTCGTACTTCCGTCAGGTGGCTGATTTGGCTGATACGTGGGCCAAAAGCATTGGCGACGGTGTCGTCAGCGATCAGGAACTGGCCGAGATTCGCCTGCAGGTGTTTCGCGGTATTCAGGGGCTGTTGGGGATGCTCAACCGGGCCACATACGTAAACCAGACTACGCGGGGTACTGACCGTGGCTGACGTTATCGATTTTGCCAACGACCTGGTGCAAGAGCGGATGGATCAGGCCCTTGCAGCGCGCAATGCGAATAAAACGGCCACCGCTGCACATTCGTTCATGTTCTGCGAAAGCTGCGACACGCCGATCCCGCTAGCACGCCGTGTTGCGATCCCTGGTTGCACCCAGTGTGTGACCTGCCAGTCCATCGACGAAGCCAGGAAGGCACGCCATGCTCGATGAGGTACTCAATCAATTCTCTGATTACGGCTTGGAGCCTGATCAACCCTTGGTGTTCGGCAAGCTGACCCGTTGCAAAACCTCCCAGGATAAGGGCAAGGAAAAAAACGGCTGGTACGTGGTCCACGAGCATCTCACCGAGAAGAACGGAACGTTGATCTTCGGCAGCTTCGGTGATTGGCGGTCCGGTGAGTCTCAGAAGATCAAGGTCAAGGCTGGACGTATGAGCCCTGAGGAACGCGAAGTCATGCGCGCTCGCCAGGAAGAGGCCAAGCGCAAGGCTGCCGAGGTCGCGGCAAATGCCTCACGTCGAGCGGCCAACCGTGCAGCGGCTCTGTTCAAGCGCATGCCCGAGAAGGGTAAGAGCGCCTACCTGGATCGAAAGCAGATCGTCGGCTTCAAGGTTCGCTATGCGCCACGCACCGGCGCATTTTTGGTGCCTATGTGCAACGTTCGCGACCAGATCGTCGGCCTGCAGGTTATCTTCCCGGCAAAGCAGGAAGATACCGGGCGTGACAAGGCCTACTGGCCTTACGGCATGTCGAAAGAGGGCGCCTTCCACTTGATCGGCCCGCACCCTGAACCGGGTGAGCCGGTGCTGGTGTGTGAGGGCTACGCCACGGGCGCCAGCCTGCACATGGCGACTTCGCTGACGGTCGCTATCGCCTTCGATGCGGGCAACCTGTTGCCAGTCTCCAAGGCCATGCGCGAGCGCTTCCCGGGCTGCCCGCTGATCATCTGTCGCGATGATGACTGGAAGACCAAACGCCCCAACGGCGAGCCTTGGAACCCCGGCGAAGAGAAGGCCAGCAACGCCGCACTGATTGTCGGTGGCCAGGTAGTCGCCCCCGTCTTCTCCGGCGAGCGTGAAAACAAGTGGACCGATTTCAACGACCTGCACATCGCCGAAGGATTGGAGGCTGTCCGCCGCCAGGTGCTCGCGGTCGTCAAGCCTCCTGCAGCTGGTGGTTGGAAGGACCAGCTTGCCCGTACCGAAAACGGCTCCCTGATCGCGCACATGCAAAACGTCGAACTGATCCTGGGCAATGACGAACGCTGGGCCGGCGTCATCGGCTACAGCGTGTTCAGCTCCAAGATCGTCAAGCTGCGGTCTGCGCCCTTCGGCGGCGGTGCCGGCGACTGGGCCGACATTGACGACATGCGAGTAATGAAGTGGCTCGCGCAGCAATACAACCTGCGGGTCAAAGCCTCTCATGTGATCGAGGCGGTCAGCGTTGTTGCCCACGACCATTCCTTTCACCCGGTGCGCGAGTACCTGGAGAAACTGAAATGGGACCGCGTGCCCCGGCTGGAAACCTGGCTGACCGATGTGCTGGGCGTCCAGCCTACGGAGTACTCCGCCAAGGTCGGAAAGCGTTGGCCGATCTCGGCGGTTGCCCGTGTGATGCGCCCGGGCTGTAAGGCCGACTCGGTGATGATCCTTGAAGGCGGGCAGGGTGAAGGCAAATCCACCGCCATGGGCGTCCTGGGCGGCGAGTGGTTTATGGACACGCCCTTTGCCCTTGGCGACAAGGACAGTTTCCAGGCCATTCGTGGCAAGTGGATAGTCGAGCTGGGGGAGTTGGACAGCTTCAACAAGGCTGAAAGCACCAAGGCCAAGCAGTTTTTTTCCGCGTCCACCGACACCTACCGCGAGAGCTACGGCCGCAGAACGAACGACGTGCCACGCCAGTGTGTGTTCGTGGGTACTACCAACCAAGAGGAATACCTTAAGGACGCCACAGGCAACCGTCGTTACTGGCCAGTATTCTGTAACAAGGTCGATCTGGAGAAACTGCGCGAGATCCGCGACCAGCTTTGGGCTGAGGCGCTGTTCTGCTTTGAGGCGGGCGATATCTGGTGGGTGACCAAGGATGAAACCCGGATGTTCACGGAGGCCCAGGACGAACGCTTTGTGGTTGATGAGTGGGAAGGCCCGATCCTGACCTGGTTGGAGGAGTCGCAGATCGGCGAAACCGCCACCGGTAACGAGATCCTGAGCCAAGCGCTGAAGCTGGACTTCGGCCATTGGGGCAAACCCGAGCAGATGCGGGTCGGGGCGATCATGCATCGGCTGGGATGGCGGAAGAAGCGTATGCCGGCGTTGGCCAAGAGCGGTGTTCGGCCCTGGTCCTATCAGAAGCCGGCGACTTGGGGGCGCGGGTCTGCATTGCAGCAGACCGTGGAGGAGGAAACTTGCTTTGATTAAGCGAATTGACGAGATGCTCAAGCTGTGGGCGCAGGATCTGCATTCGCCTGTGCCGGAGAACACTGGTGGGCCGAGTGGCGGCAACATGATCGCTATGCTGATGGAGTGCAAGGGTGAGCTGATACGCGGCACTCGCGGCAGTCGGGTGCTGCTGGATGAATCGGTGGATATCGAGCTGATCGTCAAGAAGCACCTGCCGCCCCGTCTTGCCCTGGTCGTTTGGGAGCACTACTGCAACCATGAAAGCTTCCTCTCGCAGAAGCTGTTGCACTGCGCCTGCAGCTCAAGAACCTATTACATGCGCCTGCATGACGCCCATGTGTTCATCCAAGGGATGCTGATGGGGAAAGCTGCATGACCCTCGGCGTCACTTCGCGTGCCTCTGTCTTACTGTCCGGCCTTGTCCGACTCGCATTTAGCGCAGTTGGACAGGCGCAGGCCGCGCCGTTGCTGGGCTGTCCTACTGTCCAACCTTCACCCGCCCCACGCACACATGAGCATAGCGGGTACGTAGTCGCGCCCATGGCGCGCACGCGTGCTTTTAGCTTTCTCTCTATACACAAGAGAAAGTTAAATAAGGTAGGACAGTTGGGCGAAGCCCCGAATATAGGCGCCTGTAGCTGTCCTACTTCGATTCTGAATAGTGGGACAGGCAGGACAGGGCACCAGAAGCGATAGCCGATTGAATGCGTTGTCCCTGTGTTGCACCTGCGTCATACCTGTATTGCACCCGTATTGCGCCATGGCATTAAAACCCGCTTGCTGCCAGTAAAATCCACCTGTAAAAAGTACCCATCTTCGATAGGTGCGACCGCAAGCAGCGGGACTCACCACCACACTAAACCCGGCCATCGCGCCGGGTTTTTGCGTTTATGGGGTAGGGCGATGACGAACGAGCAGCAAGCGCTTATTGATATGCCGATCTGGATGGTGATCGTGCTGTCCCTGGTCGGCGGGATATCGGGCGAGGCATGGCGGGCAGACAAAGCCGGGGTAAGCGGCTGGTCATTGGTTCGCCGGTTGCTCCTTCGGTCTGGTGCCTGCGTGGTCTGCGGGCTCTCTACCATGATGTTGTTGCATGCATCGGGCATGTCGGTACTGGCGGCGGGCAGCATTGGCTGCCTCACGGCGATGGCCGGCGCTGATGTCGCGATTGGCTTGTACGAACGCTGGGCAGCCAAGCGGTTGGGCGTGTGCGATGTGCCGCCCTCGGGCAGCGGTCAGGCATGATGCGCTGGAGGCCACGGAATACGTGGCTTGTGGCTGAGCGCGCCGAAATGGTGCATCGAAAGTCGTCGGGGACCCTGGCGGCATTTGAGGGACACGGGGCATGAAACCCGCGGGAAAGCGTTAGCGGCAGGGTTGCCAGCTTACTGAAATTCAATCCATTGAAATTGAAAGGCTCCATTGAAAAGCCGTTGAAAAAGGAGGGCTCATGACAGCACCAACCTACCTGTCAAAGAGCGCTTTCGCGGCTCGCATCGGCAGGTCACCCAGTTACATCACCTGGCTGAAAGACAACAACCGCTTGGTGCTATCGCCTGATGGCAAATTGGTCGATGTCCTGGCCACCGAAGCCCTCATCGTTGAAACCGCCGATCCCAGCAAGGCCGCCGTAGCGGCTCGCCACCAACAGGATCGAATCGAGCGCGACGTTCACAGCCAACTCAGCCCGCTAGCCGAACCGACTTCCACGGTTGCGCCGCAGCCAATGGCTACCCCTGGAAAACCGGCAGACTTCCAAAAGGCTCGCGCGCACCGCGAGTACTACCTGGCCCAGCTGGCGGAGATGGAGTTTCACAAAGCCCAGGGGTCGACGGTTGAGATCGTCGCGGTTCAATCCGGCGCCTACAACGCCGGGCGCATGCTGCGCGACACCCTGCTCGGCATGCCGCCGCAGCTGGCGCCGGAGCTGGCCGCTATGACCGACCCTTGGGAAATCGAACGACACCTGACGGCGGCGTTAAGGACACGGCTCGAAGATGCCAGCCGCATGTCCGCAGAGGACTTCGGTCACACACTAGAAACCAACTGGGAGGTAGTCGATGATCCAGGCCAGACCTGACGGCGCGGAGGTATACCGCGAGGCCTACTTCCGAGGCCTGCAGCCTGACCCAGATGTGTGGATTGACGAGTGGGCAGATGAATACATGCGCATCCCCCGCGACACTGGCGCCGCTGAGCCAGGCCAGTATCGAACCTCAAGAACTCCCTACGCCCGCGAGCCGATGCGCTGCCTGTCACCTGCTCACCCGTGTAAGCGTGTGGTCACCATGGTGGCGTCGCAGTTGATGAAAACTCAGATCGCCCTGAACTGGATCGGCGGGTTGATTCACATGGCGCCGTCCAACATCTTGACGTTGTTGCCTAGCCTGGGTCTAGCCAAGCGGGTGTCGTCGAGGATCAGCAAGACCATCAAAGCAACGCCGGTCCTGCGCGAACGTGTGGCGTCCAGCCGTTCGCGTGACTCCCGTAACACTATGGACACCAAAGAGTTTGAGGGCGGTTCGCTGTACGTGACTACCGCAGGCTCAGCGGCCAACCTGGCCGAGTTGTCGGCCAGATACGTGTACGGCGATGAGGTTGACCGCTGGGAAGTGGACGTCGGCGAGGAGGGCGACCCAATCGAACTGGCGGAAACCCGGGGCAGTACCTTTGGCCGCAACGCTAAGTTCTATTTCTCCAGCTCGCCCACGATCAAGGGCGCTTCGCGGATCAGCGATCTTTTCGAGTCCAGCGACCAGCGTTATTTCTACGTGCCATGTCCGCATTGCCAGCACAAACAAGTGCTGGAGTGGGAGCGGCTGCACTACTCTAAGGACTACAGCGTCGTGCATTACGAGTGCGCTGGGCCGGAGTGTGACGTACTGATCGAAGAACACCACAAGGGCTGGATGCTGGCCCACGGTGAGTGGATATCCCATGCTGAGGGCGACGGCGAGACGGTTGGCTTTCATCTTAATGCCCTGTATTCCCCGCCGGGTTGGATGGACTGGCGCACCCTGGCCAGGCAGTTCGAGAAGGCCAAAAAGGCACAGTCCAAGGGCGACCTTGAACCGATGCAGGTGTTTTACAACACCCGTCTTGCCAAGGTATGGGACAGCGCCCAAGAGCAAACCAAGGCCCACGTGCTACGTGATCGGGCGCGATTAGAAACCTATAGCCTCGGCTCAATGTCTCCTGGCGTGCTGATGCTGACCGCCTCTGTTGACGTTCAAGCAAACCGCCTTGAACTGATGGTGATGGGTTTCGGCGTCGGCATGGAGCGCTGGGTGATTGATCACCAAGTTATCTGGGGTGATCCTGCAGATGATCGCACCTGGTCAGTGCTGGACGAGAAACTCAAAGAACGATACCGGCATCCATGCGGTGTCGGTTTGGCGATCCTGGCGACAGGCGTTGACTCCGGTGGTCACCACACGGACGAGGTGTATCAGTTTTGCCGCCTTCGGCGATGGCGCAACATCTTTGCGATCAAGGGGGCGAGTAAGCCAGGTCGGCCCGTGATCGCTCAACGGCCATCCATGGTCGACGTGACATGGAAAGGACAGACCGAACGCAATGGTGCGGAACTTTGGTTTGTTGGTACCGACACCGCAAAGGACTGGATCTATAACCGCTATCCCTTCGACAGCGGGCCAGGTGCATTGCACTTCGCCAATAACATGCCCGATGAGTTCTTCGATCAATGCGTGGCCGAGCGCAAGGTCGCCAGGTATGTGAAGGGTTACAAGCGCATCGAGTGGGTCAAGGGCAAGGCCGAGCGCAACGAAGCACTCGACCTAATGGTGTATTGCTTGGCGATGGCGCACTACTTGGGTATTAACCGTTATCAGGAACACGACTGGGACCGGGTCCGGCAGTCGTTGGCGCAGTCGGGCTTGTTCGACGATGCGCCTGGTATCAAGGGCATTGAGAGCGAGCGCGTCACCACTGCAATACCAACTGTTGCTGTTGCCGCCACTGCGCAACCGAAACCAACGTCTGCTGTTCCGGTAACGCCATCGCGTGCCGCCGCAACACCACCTCAACGCCGCAGTTCCACCAGCGGTTATCTGAAGAGACGCTGATATGTCATTCACTAAAAAGCACCTCGACGCGGTTGAGGCGGCCATTGCTCGCGGTGAAAAAACCGTGCGCTACACCGACCGTACTGTGGAATATCGCACCGTCGACGAACTGCTTAGAGCGCGCGAAGAGATTCGCTCGTCGCTGGCCAGCTCAGCCGCACCGCGCTCGCGTGTGGTTCGGTTGTATCACGCAGGGAAGGGGGTCTAATGGCCCGACACTTCCCAACATTGACCCGTAACGGATTCGTGCTGCCTTCGAACATCAAGGCCAGTTACGAAGGCGCCGGGGAGGGGCGCCGTTCCACGGGCTGGGACGCTCCCGACAACGGGATCAACAGTATCAATACACCGGCACTGCGCAACCTGCGGTCGCGCTCAAGGGCAGCGGTTCGCAATGACCCGTACGCCTTCAACGTAATCGACAAACGCGTCAGCAACCTTATTGGCACGGGCATCACCCCTCGGCCAACCACTGACGACGATGCTTTACGCAAGTTGATGCAGGAACTGTGGGGCGATTGGGTTGATGAATCGGATGCTGATGATCGTACCGACTTCTACGGCCAGCAGGCCTTGGTGGCACGCACGGTTGAAACCTCGGGCGAGTGCTTCGTGCGGTTAAGACCGCGCAGCATGGACGAGGGTTTGGCGGTTCCGCTGCAGCTCCAGATTCTGGCGCCGGAGTTTGTCCCGCATGACAAATACGAGAAAACCAAAACTGGCAACGTTATCCGCGCCGGGATTGAGTTCAACCCCGGCGGCAAGCGTGTGGCGTATTGGATGTACCTGTCGCATCCGCGCGATGCTACATCGCTGAACGCTGGCTACAACCAGTTGGTGCGCGTACCTGCCTCCCAGGTGCTGCACATATTCGAGCCGGTAGAGCCCGGCCAACTGCGCGGTGTGCCGCGCTTGTCACCCGTGCTCAAGCGCCTGCGCAGCCTCGACAACTACGACGACGCAGTTTTGTTCCGTCAGGAAGTAGCCAACCTGTTTGCCGGTTTCATCAAGCGGCCTACGCCGGAATCAGGACCGGTTCCAAGAGACCCGGTCACCGGCGCGCCGCTGAGCCTGGACAGTGATGGCTTTACGCCGATGGTGGCGCTGGAGCCCGGCACTATGCAGGAGTTGGGCCCCGGCGAAGAGGTGGAATTCTCCAAGCCGCCAGATGCGGGCAACAACTATCCGGATTTCATGCGGCAGCAATTGATGGCCGCAGCCGCCGGTTCCGGTACGCCTTACGAGATCCTCACTGGCGACATGCGCGGGATCAACGACCGTGCTCTACGTGTCGTGCTCAACGAGTTTCGGCGCCGCCTGGAACAACTACAATTCAGCGTTTACGTCCACCAGCTCTGCCGCCCAGTCCGGGCGGCTTGGATGGACATGGCTGTGTTGTCGGGAGTCCTGGTGCTGGGCGATTACGCGCAAAAGCGCCGCGACTACCTGCGCACTCGCTGGGTGCCGCAAGGCTGGGCCTACATCCAGCCGGTGCAGGACGTTCAGGCTCGTCGAATGGAAGTACAAGCTGGCTTTGCCTCACGCAGCGAGATGGTGCTGCGCACCGGCTACGACGCTGAAACAGTCGATCTGGAAAACGCCGCCGATCTGGCCCGCGCAACGGACCTGGGCCTCAACTACAACACCCTTGATGCCGTCGATACCACCGACGACAAGGAGCAACCATGAGCAAGAAAGCGCTACCGCGCGTTTACAACCGCGCAGGCAAACTGGTGCAGGTTCAGGACAAGACCTGGTATGCGCTGCAGGCCAGCGGCGATGCCTCCGAGCGAGTGATCGAGGTATTTGTTTACGGCGAGATCGGCGCCTGGGGGATCACCGCCAATCAGTTTGTGCAGGACCTTCGCGCGATGGACGACGGTGTGACCCCCGTGATCGCAGCGTTCAACAGCATCGGCGGTGATTTGTTTGACGGGCTAGCCATGCACAACGCTTTGTCGCGCTTGGGTGATCGTTGTACCGGGCGGATTGATGCATTAGCCGCCAGTGCCGCCAGCGTGGCGGTGTGCGGCGCACACAAGGTCGTGATCGCGGCCAATGCCATGCTGATGATCCACAACCCCTACACCTACGCCGGTGGCGACGCTGATGATTTCCGTCGAGTCGCTGATGTGCTGGACCAGACCTTAGAAGCGATCATCGCAGCCTACAAGGCCAAGGCGCCTGACATTGATGACGCAGAGCTTCGCCGCATGGTCGACGCCGAAACTTGGCTGACGGCAAATGAAGCTGTAGCACTGGGCCTGGCGGACGAAGTCGGCGACGGCATTAAGGTCAAGGCATGCCTCGGCCAAGGCGCCGTGCTGCAGCGCTTCCAGCACGCACCGGCTGATCTGCTGGCCCAGCTCGACGAGCCACCCGAAGCTGATCCTGATCCGGTCGATCCTCCACCAGTATCGCCGGTAGTCGACTCGGCCAAGTTGGCATTGATGATCACCCAGCGTTGCGCGGCAGGAGGCATCAGCAACCTAGTAGAGCCGCTGCTCAGCTCGACCAAGCTTGAAAGCGAAGAGATTGTCCTGGCAGGCCTGGCTCGCGCCAAGGCAGTTAATGATCTATGCGTGGCAGCTCGTTTGCCGGAATTCAGTGCCGAGTACGTGTCAGCGGGACTGGATGCGGCAGCAGTGCGAGCGCGTCTGTTCGACAAAATTGTCACCAGCGGCAAAGGCTTTGAAATAGATAACAGCCTGCCGCTGGACACCGACCCGGTGCCAAAGGTGCTGGCCAAACAACCTGATCCCACCTCGATCTGGGCTTCGCGACAAGCGGCTCAATCTGGCACTGCGCGCGGCGCGAAAGGAGCAAGAGCATGACCATCAAAAAAGAGCCTATCCACACAGGCGAATTTCTTCTGTCCGAAGGCAATGGGAACATTTCGCGGGAGACGATCAACGTCGCCGCTGGCCCGGCGCTGAATGCTGGGCAAGTTCTCGGTCTTGTTACCGCGACAGGGGAGTTCGCGCCATACGACCCGGCCGCCGCAGACGGCACCCAGGTGGCCGTAGCGATTCTTTATGGACATCTTGGCGAATCGGACATTGTTCGCCGTGGGCGCGCCGTGGTTCGCATGGCGGAGGTCAGCGAAGTGCACTTGACCGGGTTGAACCCTGACGCGGAAAAGGATCTGGGGATCCATTCCGTGATCGTTCGTTAAGATCCTCAGTCACGTTTACCCAGCCCGCCTTGAGCGGGTTTTTCAATTTCTGGAGAGTACCCATGGCCGACATCGCCATTTTTGACGACGAAGCGTTTACCGTTACCGCGCTGACCGCTGCACTCAACGATCAACCCTACCTGCCGGGCCGCATCAGCGAACTTGGCCTCTTTCGCGAGGAGGGCATCACCACGCTGACGGTTCAGGTGGAAAAGGATGGCGACACCCTGGCGCTGGTGCCTGCCGGCGAGCGCGGCGGCTCTGGCCTGGTCGTTGCGGCCAGCAAACGCAACCTAATCCCTTTCAACACCGTGCACTTGCCGGAGCGATTCACCATCAAGGCCGATGAGATCCAGGGCATCCGTGCCTTTGGTACCCGCACCGAGTTGCAAGCGGTACAGGATGTCGTCAATGCCCGTCTGGCCAAAGCCCGGCGTCAGCTGGACGCGACCCATGAGTTCCAGCGCATGGGGGCGCTCAATGGCCTGATCCTGGATGCCGATGGTTCGACGGTGCTGCTGAATTTGTATGAGCGCTTTGGTGTGGAGCGTCAAAAACTCTCCATGGGCTTGGCTGATCCAAGTACCGAACTCCGGGTTAAGTGCCTTGATGCGCTGGATATGCAAGAAGATGCGCTCGGCAGTGTGACCAGCACCAGTTCCCGTGCTTTCTGCGGCAAGCATTTTTGGAGCAAGCTGATCTCGCATAAATCGGTCGTTAAAACCTACGAAGGCACACTCCAAGCTGCAGCGCTGCGAGGTGACGCCCGGGAGAGCTTTGAATTCGGCGGCATCATCTGGGAGCGCTACCGTGGCAAGGCCGCTGGTGTGTCTTTCGTCCACGACGACAAGGCGCTTCTGGTCCCAGAGGGCGTTCCTGATCTGTACATCTCGGTATTTGCACCCGCTGACTACATGGAAACGGTCAACACCCAGGGCATTCCTTACTACAGCATGATCGAACCGCTGCCGTTCAACAAAGGCATGGCCGGTGAAGCCCAGTCCAACCCGCTGCATCTGTGCACACGACCTCGCGCACAGATCCTGCTGGAACTCTGACCGTGAGCTTTCGCGACCTGGTCGCCGAGGTTGACGCGGTGGTGTTTGAAACACTGGGCGATACCGCACGGATCGAGGGTCGCGAACAACCAGTGTTCGGCATGTTCGCGGCGCCCTGGTTGCAGCCTAAGCTCGGCAAGCTGAACACTGGCTTGCGCGAGCCTCGGTTTGAGATCCGCGTCAGCGATTCGGAGGGCCTCGTACGCGGGCTGTTGGTCAGCGTCGACTTGCCTGCCTTGGATGGCGGCGGCGATTACGACCTGCTGCAGCTGGAGCCAAGCGGCGACGGCCTGGTCGCCTTGATCTTGAGGTTGCGCCCATGAGCGTCGGTAGCCATTTCAAGCCTTCGGCCGGTGGCGGGATGATTTCCATCCAGTCTTCGGCCGCAGATCTGCAGGTGTTTCAAGACTTCGCCAAATTGGTACCCAAAGCGGCTGCAACAGCGCATCGGCGCGCTATCAACAAGACGTTGGGTTGGTTGCGCACGCATATCGCTAGAGCCGTCAGCCGGCAGGAACGCATTGCTGTCGCGGCAGTGCGTCAACGGTTGCGCAGCTACCCGGTGTCTGGCGGTGCTTCGAGCGGCAAGCTGTGGTTCGGCTTGAATGCCATCGAGTCCAGCCGGATCGGCCGGGCGCGGCAAACCGGCAGCGGTGTGTCGGTGGCGGGGCGGCGTTACCAGGGCGCGTTTCTCAAGAAGGTCTACGGCAACAAGCCAGATATCTGGATTCGTACGGCGAGCAAACACTTCAATGCCGATGATTATCCCGACAGCACCGTGTCACCGGGTCGTGGGCCGAGTTCGGGGTGGGTCGCGGAGAACGGTAGCCGCTTTCCGTTAGCCAAGGCCAAAGTGTCTCTGGAACAAGCCCGCCCTCACTTTGAGAGCTGGGTAAAAAAGGCCGATGAACGCTTGCTGGAGATCTTGAAACAGGAACTCAACTTTGAGCTGCAGAAGCACCTCAAGAGGATCGGGTAATGGCTGACGAACCTTTTAGCCTGGACCAGCTTTACCAGGCGGTCGAGCAACACCTGGTGAGCCATCTGCCAGGGGTTCAGACGGTAAGTGCCTGGCCGAACATTCAGGATCGCATTGCTTTACCGGCAGTGTTTCTGGAGCTGGCCGAGATTGAGCCCGGTACCGATATCGGCACGGGCGAAACCACTTTGGTTTGCAAGTTCGAGGCGCGCATCATCGTTGACCCAATCTATCCCCTGCATCAGCAACAGGCGCTGCACTTGGCGACTCAACTCGCCGTTCTGCTGCGTGCTCAGACCTGGGGGCTGGAGGTCGAGCCTGCTGAGTTCGTTCAGGCCCTGCAGGATTGGACGCAACCAGCGTTGGATGGTTACACCGTGTGGCTGGTGGAATGGACGCAGCAGGTGTACCTCGGCCCTGAAGAGTGGCTTTGGCCCGATCAGCCTCCCGGCATGCTGTTGTTTGGTTTCAATAACGATCTCAAAGAGGACTTTGTTCCTGCGGAGGATTTGTGAGCAGCTACGTTGCTGCCCAGCACGACCGCATGCTTGCCGGGGTGGTCAAAGATTGCTTTGTGGTTGCGGTCGATCTGGCTGCCTCCCCGCCGGTGTGTCGGGTTTCGGATGGCGAATGGACTAGCGCCTGGGTGCGTTGGCACAGCATCGCCGCCGGCAAGGCCAGGCATTGGCGGGCACCGTCTATGGGCGAGCAGGGGACACTGGTTAGTGCCAGCGGTGACGTGTCACAGGGCACGTTCATACCTGGCTTGTATGGTAATGCCGGCCCCCCGCCGGACAACCGCGATCACGTGGAAGTCTGGCGCTTTGATGACGGCGGTTCGCTGATCTACGACTGGCAAGCCAAGAGCTACAGCATCACTCTGCCCAGCGGCACGGTGACCATCAAAGTCGCCAGCACTGAGGCGGTCATCACGGACAGCGCCGTGAACGTGACCAGCGGCAACATCAACCTGAAAGCGGCGGTGACCATCGACGGTGCGTTACACGTCACGAAGGGCATCACCAGTGCCGGCGCGATCATTGATGCCGGTGGCAACAGCAACCACCACACGCATTAATTTCAACTTACAACAGCCCACCCAGTGTGGGCTTTTTCATATTTGGAGTGTGCCTTATGAGTAAGTCTAAGACTGAGGGTGATGCTGCCGCCGTCAGCGAAGCCATTGCAGTGCCGGGATTGAAACCAGCACCGGTGGGGATTCCCGCAACGGCGGGCCCGGTTGCGTCTGACGCAACTTTAAGTGTTTTTCGCGATAAGGTTTTCACCTCTCGCACCTTGATCATGCCGAGCGGCAGCCAGCTTGCTGTCGTTGCTGGTCGCGTTACCGCTGGCGACGATGATCAATATGCCTTCTTGAAAGTGCATCCAGATCTGGAGCAATTGCTGGAGTAATCAAATGATCGGAATGGACCGCCATACAGGCCTGCCCATTTCCGGCGTCGCGCACTTACGCCAGTCCGTTACAGACATCTTGGGCACGCCGTTGGGCAGTCGTCGGCACCGTATGGATTACGGCAGCAAGCTGCGCCGGTTTGTTGACTTGCCCGTTAACGAGGGCTGGAAAAGCGCTGTGCAGGCTGAAATAGCGCGAGCCCTTGGGCGCTGGGAACCTCGCTTGAAACTGGACCAGGTGCGTGTCATTTCCGTTATCGGCGGGCAAATCAACCTGAAGATCGTCGGGCAGTACCTGGGCGACGGCGTCACGCTAGAGGTGGCTGTATGAGTATCGTTGACCTGTCGTCGTTGCCGGCACCTACCGTGTTGGAGCCTCTGGACTTCGAAGAGGTTTATGAGGAGGGGCTGGGGGTTTTTCGCGGGTACATGGGCAGCAACTGGACTGCCGCACTTGAAAGCGATCCTGTGGTTAAGGTGTTGGAGGCTGGTGCTTACATCAAGGTCGGCAACCGCGCTCGAGTCAATGACGCCGGCAAAGCGGTATTGCTGGCCCACGCCATACGCGGCGACCTCGATCACTTGGGTGCCAACGTCAATCTAAAGCGCCTGGTCATTCAAGCCGAGGATCTGCTGGCGGTGCCACCGGTGCCGGAGGTCAAGGAGGATGATGAGCCGTTTCGTGAGCGCATCCAGTTGGCCTATGAGGGCTTGACCACGGCCGGACCGCGTAACAGCTACATCCTGCACGCCCGTAACGCCTCGGGCCTGGTAGCGGATGCCACGGCCGAAAGCCCGGCGCCCTGTCACGTTACGGTAACGGTGTTGGGTTTGGACGGGGAAGGCGAGGCCTCCCCGGAACTGCTGGCTACGGTAGCCGCCGCGCTGAATGACGACGACGTGCGGCCGGTAGGGGATCGTGTGACGGTGCAGAGCGCGAAAGTGATCCGCTACCGAATCGATGCCGTGTTGCACATGATCAGTGCGGGGCCTGAAGCGGACGCCAGTTTGGCCGAGGCGAAAAGTCAGTTGGCCGCCTGGATCAATCCGCGCAAACGGCTGGGTATTGAGGTGGCACGCTCCGGCGTAGATGCTCAGTTGCACGTTGCCGGTGTTTCCCGGGTTGAACTGATCGGCTGGCAGGACTTGGCCCCGACCAAGGCTCAAGCGGCGTTCTGTTCGGGCTACACCGTGACGCTGGCGGGCTGACATGAAAAGCCTATTGCCGATCAACAGTACGCAACTAGAACGGGCCATGGAGGCCGCGTTTTTCGAAAAGACCATTGTCCCATTGCGCGACCTTTACAACGCCGATACCTGTCCTGTGCATCTGCTGCCGCATCTAGCATGGGCGTGGTCGGTGGATCGCTGGGACTACCGGTGGACCGAGGCGACTAAGCGCGCCGCCATTAAGGCCTCCTATTACATCCATGCCCACAAGGGGACCATTGGCGCGTTGCGCCGCGTAGTCGAGCCCCTGGGCTACCTGATCGAGATTATCGAGTGGTTCAACACGGTGCCGGAGGGCGTGCCGGGGACCTTCGCGCTGAAAGTCGGAGTGTTGGACACCGGCATTACCGAGGAGATGTATCAAGAGCTGGAGCGGCTGATTGATGACGCCAAGCCCGTCAGCCGGCACTTGACGGGGCTGGCCATCAGTCTCGAAACCACTGGCGCTATCAACATCTTCGCAAGTGCGTATGACGGTGACGAAATTGATGTTTATCCGCCGGTACTTCGCAACATCGAGACGACCGGTGTAATCGGTGGCGGCGGTCGCGAACACACCATTGATGACCTTGAAGTTTATCCCCTGACGCCTGCCTTTATCTCGGTTGATTGTTATGTCGGCGTGCCGGGCCGTGAACATTCCATAGACCTTTTGGATGTATACCCATGATTGATTCCAATTCGCAGTTTTTCGCCATCCTTACGGCCGTGGGGGAGGCCAAGCAAGTTAAAGCCGATGCTGGCTTGATGACTTGGAAGTTAACCCACATGGCCGTGGGCGACGCCAATAACACCGATCCAATACCTGATCGTTTGCAGAACGTGTTGATCAACGAGCGCCGCCGTGCGCCGCTGAACATGCTGGGCCCTGATCCGGCTAACCCCGGCATTCTTGTGGCCGAGCAGATTATTCCGTCTGACGAGGGCGGTTTTTGGATTCGGGAGTTGGGGTTGTTCGACTCCGACGGGGATCTGGTGGCGGTAGCCAACTGCGCGCCGAGCTTCAAGCCGAAGCTTTCCCAGGGCGCCGGCCGGACGCAGACCGTCCGCATGAACTTCATCGTCAAGAGTTCCACGAACGTGGTGCTGAATATCGACCCTTCGGTCGTGACGGCAACGCGCAGGTATGTGGACGAATCCATAGCCGGGGCCATTAACAAGCTAGATTTTAAACAGTCGGTATTGGTCGCAACCTCGGGGCCTTTGGTCCTAGCGGGCGTTCAAGTCATCGATGGGTTCGCGGTGCCTGCGGGTTCGCGGGTGCTGGTAAAAGATCAGGCGCAGGCGAAAGACAACGGGTTATACGTGGTTGGGCCTGATAGCTGGGTGCGCTCGCTCGATGCGGACACCAGCGACAAGGTAACGCCGAACCTGATGGTGGCAGTGGAGCGGGGTACGGTAAACGCCGATACCCTCTGGCAACTTGTCAGTGACGGCCCGCTGGTTCTTGGCACATCGTCTCTGGTCTTTCAATGGTTTGGCGGGCAGAACGCGCCTACAGCCCCAGTGGATGAGCGCTCTAAGCGGGTGGCCAACACCGAATCGGTAAGGACTC